CAGCGTCATAGGGGGGCGGGAAAGCAAGGCGTATCTTTCCCGTTAATGATGCGCTACGCACACGCCGGACAGACTCTTGTCTGCCTCGTGAGTGCTAAGCGAGCACTCGCCGCATGAGGACTTGCGTCCTCAGTGGGATCCCTCGCGGGATCAACGCCACTTTCGTGGGCCCAGAGTGCTTTACGAACACCCAGCGTCATAAAGACGTAAAGTGTCCCCATCCCCACTTCTTTTTTCCCTTACGGGAGCAGCGAATCGATGAAGTCGATTTGTTCTTCACCTACGCGTGCTACCAAAGAAGATTTTATCACCTTACCCGAAACTCTCCGGGTCAGACGGATATTATGGATATGTTGGAAAAACAGATCCCATTCGTCCGATCTTAAAGAGTTCCGTGGCTGTAACTGTTTATCCTTATAAGCCGTCGCAATAGAAATCGCGCCCGTCTTATGAAGGTGTCGCAGCTTACGACGTATTAGCTTGATTTTATGTTTAGACGGAACCACCATTCTAGTGGGCCCGTATCTAATATAAGAATCAAGTTCGTACGAAGGTGGCCTGCCCGTATTGACGGTCAGCCTTGTGACCGTCGCCCCTAGCATAGACGGAGGCATACACGACCAAATCTCTGCTCGAAGCGACTCATATGGCTCTCCATAGATGAGTGAGAGAATACCTACCTTATTAACAGTAGATATTAACTCATGCACGGACGTTATCCATTTGAAATCAAATGAAGTAACGTAACCGTAATCATCCATGAAGTGGGCGCCACATGACTCTCTGTAGCTAGCTTTTATGTTAGTCTTATCTTGATTAACAACAAAACCGGCTACTTGCAGATTCGACACCGTCTCTTCAGCTATTTGGTTTTGACATATAATGTCATCGCCAAATACCGTTGCAGTCGGATCGAGTGACTTGGTTAGAGCTGTAAGGAACAAGGTCATGAGATCAAACGTAAATCCATTCCCCATACTTGAAACCTTATTGACAATATAATAATTGTCGTCAGGTCCTAAGGTCATGTCTGACCTGCAAGCGAGTACTTTGTTAAGTACCCTAAAGGGAAGCAGATAAGATGTAAGTCTCATACTGATCGCATCACTGCAATCAGACAAATCGATCGTAGCAACTTTTGGGTCGCTAATTAGACGTCTATGCACATCTGCAAGGACGTCAAGATCGATATCAGCGTTGTCTTTTAAACAACGTCGTAGACCTAAACCAACAGCTCGCTGGACAAGCATATTGCACAGAGGTTCCAGACAGATAGACCGGTCCTTCAGATTATTCTTAGGGACAGTCGTCCATCTGTTACCTCGCACAAATTTAACGGTGCAGAAGAGTTTAAATTTGAATACTTCGAAAGCAGGTTCATTTGTATTCTTGAACTTGTTCCAAAGTATTCTATTAATAACTCTCTCTCCCAGTACTTGTGTCGTGCAGTAGCGTCTAAAGCGCTTCTTAACCGCATGTTTTAGAGCTTTATGCCAATAAGCAAATTTGGCAAAAAGATCGAAACAGTCAGCGGTAACGGTCCACACACCTGATAGCTTGCAAGCTATTGATGTGTAGATACCTAACGGCTCAAAAGAAGAGCCGTTGGTAAACGTGAGATCGCCCATCCGAAAATCGGACAGGATCTCATGTATCCAAAGTCGCGCCTTTGCCCAGTGCGGGCCTAAAATCCCTGTCTTAGGGAGGCCTTCATCAAAAGTGATCCACTTATTCCATGCGGCAGATCGCCGCTCAGATTGGGTGTCACTTCTTGGTTCTTCAAATTTTGCTGAAAACCGTGTTGATACAAGGTCTTCAACGGGAGAATTATGCTTGTCATCACTATGATGAAGAGCATAATCCCGAATAAGAAGATTAACAACTCTGATCGAGTCTTCGTATGCCACAGGTCTGTCCTTTCTCTGCGCTCGCGCAAAAGATGCTTAGTAAAGTAATTGGAAGTTTTCATAAAATTTCTTTTATGATCCTCCTACTTTACAGTGCATCATTAACGTAAGGCGCAGTGGCCGGACGGAAACCCTGAGCAACGTTCTCGGTTTCCCATTGCGCCATAGAGGCCGCAAGAGAAGTCAGAATGTCACGAAGGCGAGCTTTGGAGGCGAGCGAACCGGAAACCCGGATTCGAACGCTCAAAGCGTCCAGGGCATCAACACCACCAACTGTGATAGCGTTATTATCGTTCGCGATAATTTCCGTAGCATAGTTGGGGACTTGTACACCATTCAACGTCTTGTTGATGGTGGAAAATCGAAACCGTACAGACATGTCCGGTTTTGCAGGATCAGCGTATGTAATACCGCTGGTGTCCTGACTCTTGACTGATAAGGTCACGGTAGCCATTAAGGCTCCTTTTATCTTGTGAGTCGCTTGAAAAAGCGACCCAATTGGTTAAGTGACAGGAAGGTCCCATCGATCAATCGACGCCAAGAAAGGCTAGGATTGAAAACTGGGGCCACAGATGTTACAGGAATAGCGTTCCGGTAATACAAATCGACCGTCTCCGAATTTAGGATATAGTCGCCTGCTGGGTTATTCATAACCACATCAGGGTTTGCCGGAGGAGCTGCTCCCCACCAGTTAGTCGGGGTAACATTACTGATCGTGATTGAATAGTCACGAGCTGGTAAATGCACCCAGGTGTTCCTGGATAGTTTGTAACGTCTGGAAGTACAGGCCCATCTCTGTTGTGCCCAAGACTGATTAACGGTGGCGGTCAAATAAGAACCGACATCGACAAACCAATCGAGCACGAAAGAGTATGGAATCATTTCCCAAGCAGTTACGATTGGGTTGATTCCAACGCCTGATAATCGTGCAATCTCGTTCGAACTAAAGAATTGGAACACTTCACCTCTAAGAGTAACAGATCCAGTCACGTCGGTCACCAAATAGGTATTTGATGGTCCCGGCAAGATTTGATCTGTCATCGTCGGGGTGATAGTTCTAGATTTTCTAGTCCTAATTTCCTGCCCACGATTTATCGTTTTGACAATATCGTGGATAGAATAAACGAGAGGCATGATGCCGTATCTATAGCCCAACCATTCATCACCGATTTTCCTAAAAACCTTGTTATGGTGTTTAAGCAAGTCGATGGGTAGAAAGGTTGAAGCGCGCTTAAGCGCGTCATAACCATGACGCGATCTAAGTTTACGATAGATGGAATATATATCTTTCGTAATACCGAGAATGGTTTTTGGAATATCGCTCATCTGTGCGATCTCAGTTAAGAGATCGTAAGACTGTGCGGCTTCCGCAATCAACTCGTTGCGCATAGCTTGAGATTCGGTCATAACGGTTGCCTCGTCGAGCAGGCTACGATTATACGTAGGGCTCTGAAGGTAAGCGTCACGCGTCACTTCGTCATAGGTCGAGTAGGCAGGACCCGTAGATTTTCTAGAGATCTCAACAGGGGTACAATTAATGGGCAATTTGGTAACTTTACCAAATTGATACCACAAATTGAGCCCATTGATACCTCTTTGAGCTCTTACTAGGTGTTCCTGACGCCTTACTTGACCAATTCTATAATTAGTGAACCGATACGGAGGGATTCCTCCAGTTTTGCCGCTCGATGGCGGCGGACTGATGGACCATACAAGAACGTCTGGGTTATACGACAATGGTGAACCTTGCGACGGCGGAGCGCCCGGAGTCCTAGCTATATGAGATAAGCTACGATTCGAGCAACCGCTATCACCAGGCCACGTTGTCGCCCAGGCAGGAATTGTTGGACTTACGTATTGGTTTTCGTAATGATAGTAGACGACTGACATGCACGTATCCTCCTTTCAAAGGATATGGGTGAAGGTAACGGACCTGTGGCCGGATGAATAAATTCATCATTACTTAAGAAGGACTTTATCCTTCGGTGAGCTGATAGAGACGACGTGAGATACGATATGCTCTAATGTCAATGACAAAAGAGCTAAAAGTAAATCACGCAGTTTATCTGGCAGTTTCATAAAAGGCTCCTTTCTTAAGTTTAAATCCACCTTCATTAGGGTTGAACACCCTAATGACGTAGATGGTACTCTGGAGGAGAGTTATTCCCCTTCTCGCATTGTTAAACGCGAGAAAGGAGGATCCCGAAAGG